AAAGTTTCATCCACCAGCAGGCAGATTCGACGGCGTGATCGGCGGTCCGCCATGCAAAGCGTTTTCGTCACTCGCGCACATCGTACGCGCGCGCTATGGCGATGCGGCGGTTGCCGAGGACCTGATACCAGAGTTCGAGCGATGTGTCCATGAAGCGCAGCCGCGATGGTTTCTGATGGAAAACACGCCACGCGCGCCATTGCCCCGCGTGAACGGATACGCAGCAACCTCGTGCATCCTCAATAATCGCTCTTTCGGTTCTCCGCAAAATCGCGTACGGCGTTTTTCTTTCGGCGTGCGCGGCGACACGCCAATCAATCTATTACATTACATCGAGATCGTCGCGCTCGAAAACCCGTGCGTCGAATACGCCGTGCTCGCGGGACATCAAGGAACAGGCGTCACGCTCAATTACTCGGGACGGCGAAAAGACGGCACGCCCTACACGCGCTCGGCGGGCGCGCTTGCAAAGATGAATCGCGCGCGACAACGCACCATCGGCACGAATTTAGAATTACAGGGATTGCCGCGCAATCTCCTCGAGCACGCACCATTCACAAAGCAAGGCAAATTCGAGGTCGTCGGCAACGGCGTGCCGATGCCGCTGGGGCGCGCCATCGCGAAAGCAGTGCGCGCGGCAATCGAAGAAGAAAAAGCGAGGCAACGATGAGAGACATTCTTATCCAGATCGCCGAAAGCGCGCTGGAAGTGCGCGCCAAGCAAGCCAGGTATTTCAAAGAGCGCACCCAATCGTCACTCGACGCCGCCAAGCGCAGCGAGCGCGTGCTCGACCATCTGCTGGCGCAGTACGCCGAGGTGCGCGAGCAGCAGCGCCAAGCGCAGCGCGCAGCGGGGGTGTATCAGCAGCAAGGGTTGCGGCATGAGGTGAAGGATGGCAACCTGTCCTGATTGCGGCGGCGAAGGCATCATCATCACGTGCTGTGACGACATCTGTGTGGGATCCAATCACTGCATTCACGGTGACGGTGAAGAGCTGTGCGCAACATGCGAAGGCGAAGGCTGCATTCCCGATGAGGATTACGATGATGACTACTCATCAACATAACCGCACCATCCTCCCCTTCGCCTGCCGCATCAATAGCGGCGAAGGCATCGGCTCCCCGCTCTACGTCAACGGCACACCACGCCTTGAGCAGTTCTGCCCGCACTGCCTCGCGCTCAGCCAGATGCGGCGCTGCTGCCTCGACGATCCCGCGCGGAGGGCGCGGCTGCTCAGGCGCGCGGCAGAGGAGATCGTTTGCGTCATGTGCGGCAAACCGACGACCGACGAATATGCCACGTGCGCGCCGTGCAGGACCAAAGCGCGCGAGCGGATGCGGCGCGAACGCAAACACATGAAGGATGCCGCGCATAGAAAGTATGCGCGGCGGAAAAGGAAAGAGCCAACGTGATCACCAACACGATCTTTCATGGCGACGCGCGCAACATGCAGGGAATCGAGAACGATACAGTCAACTTGGTCGTCACGTCCCCACCGTATAACGTCGGCATTTCCTACGACGGCGCGTGGGACGACAACATTCCAATCGCTGAGTATGAAGACTTCACGCACGACTGGCTCGCAGAGTGCTATCGCGTCATGGCGCACAGCGCGCGCATCGCCATCAACATCGCGCAGTTGGGCAACTCGCCAACACGCAAGAAGAAGGACGGCTACATCCCACTCCAACCGATCATCGTCCGCGCGCTGGAGAACAATCACTTCACGCTGCGCGAGGTCATTACCTGGGTCAAATCGTTCGCGGAAGATCCCGAGGAATTGCATCGAAACTTTTGCGGCAAGAACACCGCGTGGGGTTCGTGGCTCAGTCCGAGCAATCCGCAGTGCCGCAGTTTCAGCGAGCAAATCATCATCGCACACAAAGGCGCGCCAGCGCTGGCATGGCGCGGGCAGACCGATCTGACGAAAGAAGAGTTCGTACTGTGGACGAAAAACGTGTGGATGATGCCGACCGCGCAACACGAAGCCCCCAACCATCCCGCGCCGTTCACCGTCGAGTTGCCGCGCCGCGTGATCAAACTCTACACCTACCCCGGCGATCTCGTGCTCGATCCATTCATGGGCAGCGGCAGCACCGCGATCGCGGCGCTGATAACGCGCCGGCAGTATGTTGGGTATGAGCAGAGCAAACGGTATACGCAAATGGCGAACAATCGAATCGTCAACTGGCACAACACAGGCGAGAAAGTAGCCCTGTTATAGGACCCACAACCCCTTCGCAGAGGGGGGGAAACAGGGGGGGAAAAACGTCTGAGAGCCACGAAACGGAGGTAATGTGGCATCTGATACCTATAATCGCGAAAAGCCCGTACGCGCCCTCTGGCGGCGCATGATCGCCAACGCCGAATTACGCGCGTTCCGACGCGCGACAGGGTGGTCGTGCCGCCACTTCGCCGAGCGGCTAGGCATCAGCAAGTCGTATTTGAAGAAGATGTTGCGGGCGCGCCGCCCGTGGCCCGTGCGTCCGAAAGTGGAAGAGCGTTTCCGCGCGCTGCTAGCCGCCGCGCAGCCCGCGCTCGCCGAGCGGCGCAAGCCAAAAGCCAGAACGGTCATATCGCGATTCAGAATTCCAGAAGGGGTGCGGCTCGACGTCGCGCCGCGCAAGTGCAGGGGTCACAATAGATGGGTAATCTTCGGGACCAAGAGCCAGGTGTATTGCTCAAAAGAGTGCGCGCGTCTGTGGCGCGTGCGCGTCAAGACGCGCGCCAAACCAAAAGGAGAAAAAAATGTCACTCTTATTCCAGGTTCCAAATCTACAGTATCTGATCGCCATGCTCATCACGCTCGCTGCGGGCGCCAGCCCGCGCGCACAGGACTTTGTCGGTCGCCCCGCGCAGATCCAGGCGTGCGACATCGGCACAGCGCTCTGGACGCCCAGCGACGGCGGCGCCGCGATGAAAATGCTGTGCCTCGGCACGCAGGTCAGCGGCAACATCATCGCGTTACGCATCAAGGACGCCACCAGCAGCCGCGTCGCCGAACTACGCGGCAGCCTCGGTGATATCGCGCTCGCGCTGAGCGTGCTCTATCCGCGCGGTCTCTATCTACTCGAGGAGGAAGGTGACCTTGACATACCCAACGCGCTGCCAAACATGCCTGAGGTTTCCGAGTACTGGACCGACGAGAGTCCCATCGGCGATCCAGGTGATTGCGGACACAATCTCTACTATGTGGTCAGCCTGTTCTTCCGCAACCCCGATCGCTTCAAGTTTTGTGTCAAGAGCGCCGTCAGGCAGCAGGAAATCATCACACGCGCACTGCGGCGGATGTGGGATCAGGGCTATCAAATGGCAATCAGGATCGGAGGGGGTCTTTACATCATCGAGCCAGGGGCAATACCACAGCAGGAACACATCGAGGCTATGTTGAGGAATCCGCGCTTTGCGCGCGCGGTCTACGAAGTCCTGGTCGAAATGAGTCGCGGGGTTGCGCGCAATCCAAACGCACTTCAGGTGATCTGGTCGATCGCGCCGTGGGACGCGTTTCGCTGATCAGGACGCGGCAGCGCCGACGCCAGCACCAACACGCGCGCCCAGCCCAGCGCCCGCGCCACATCTGCACTCTCAAAGAGCGTTGAGAACGACCGCGCATACAAGCATCGCGATCCGTCGTGGATCGCGATGCTCGCGCGGCCCACGCCACGCGGCGCAATCACCACGCGATAGCCGTACGCGGTCCAATGCACCAACTCGCGCCACAGATCAGGCGGAGTCAAGTCAAGCACAATTGTTTCCACGCTCCTATTATACCACACCACGTCAACCCCAAGGAAATCCTATGGATCACGTCGAAGTGTTAATTGACGGCCAGTGGGTGGACATCGCCGAGCTCACGCCGCAAATCCACATCAAAGACATAACGCCACCAGCCAGACCCACCGCACAGCCGCAGCCAGACGACCGCGGTCCCGATCTGCCGGCACTCGATCTCGTCCTTGCCGCAACCGCGGGCGGGGCGGTCCTACTGCTCAGCCTGGGCATACTGCTATTGATCGCGCAATAGATAGTGGCTTGCCCATCCCGCGCTTCGATACATTCCCGGGCGGTCGGGGAGCATCAAGGTTCTGTGGCTTGCCCATCACGACCGCCAGCGGAGGTGCGGCGGGCGCTCCACTGACGCAAGGAAGTTTTGATGCGCCCGCCGC